CTTGTTGTTTATCTCGCCCTGCCGTTCAACGACACGGCCTCCGTTAACACGCTGGTGACCGAGATGAACGATACCAGTGGTCGCTGGAGCTATGCGCGTCAGCTGTATGGTCATGTGTATACGGCAAAGATCGGCACGCTGTCAGAACTGGTGACCGCAGGTGACCAGTTTAATCAGCAGCACATCACCCTGGCGGGGTACGAAAAAGAGACCCAGACGCCTGCCGACGAGCTGGCAGCCAGCCGTACCGCCCGCGCAGCGGTGTTTATCCGCAACGATCCGGCACGTCCCACGCAGACCGGTGAGATGGTGGGTATGCTGCCTGCGCCGAAGGGGAAACGGTTCACGATGACCGAACAACAGACCCTGCTGTCTCATGGCGTGGCAACGGCGTATGTCGAAAGCGGGGTACTGCGCATTCAGCGTGATGTCACCACGTACAGGAAAAACGCTTACGGGGTTGCGGATAACAGCTACCTCGACAGTGAGACACTGCATACCAGCGCGTATGTACTGCGCAAACTGAAATCCGTCATTACCAGTAAGTACGGGCGTCACAAGCTTGCCAGTGACGGTACCCGCTTTGGTCCCGGTCAGGCGATTGTCACCCCGGCGGTGATCAAAGGGGAACTGCTGGCAACCTACCGTCAGCTTGAGCGTGCGGGGATCGTGGAAAACTACGAACTGTTTAAGCAGTACCTGGTTGTGGAGCGTGATGCCAGCGATCCGAACCGCCTGAACACGCTGTTCCCGCCTGACTATGTTAACCAGTTGCGTGTCTTTGCCGTGGTTAACCAGTTCCGTCTTCAGTATTCAGAGGAGTCTGCATAATGGCCCGTATTGGGGGAACCTGTTATTTCAAAATTGACGGTCAGCAGCTATCGCTGACCGGCGGCATTGAGGTGCCCATGAACAGGACGGTCAATGATGACATCATCGGCCTGGACGGTTCAGTGGACCGCAAGGAAACTCACCGTGCGCCCTATGTCAAAGGGACCTTCAAGGTGCCGAAGAATTTTCCGGTGAGCAAAATCACCTCGTCTGATGAGATGACCATCACTGCCGAGCTGGCGAACGGTCAGGTCTATGTACTGTCGTCTGCCTGGCTGCACGGCGAAGCGAACCATAATGCCGAAGAAGGCACGGTTGATCTTGAGTTCCACGGTGAAGAAGGGGATTACCAGTGATTGAGCTTGTACTTAAAAAACCGATCATCGCCCACAAAGAAACACTGCATGTGCTGGAAATACGTGAGCCTACGTATGACGAGATTGAGGCGCTGGGGTTCCCTTTCTCTGTTTCACCTGATGGTGGTATGAAAATGGACAGTCAGGTAGCGCTGAAATATATCCCGCTTCTGGCCGGGATCCCGCGCTCGTCTGCAGCGCAGATGACGAAGCTGGATATTTTCAAGGCAGGCATGATTGTAATGCGTTTTTTTACCGGCTTGGAGACGGAAGAGACCTCCGGAAGCGATTCTACAATGTCGCGTGGTTCTGGAAATTAAACCCCCTTGAACTTCGCCGGACGGCTATTTCCCACTTTGCTGATCTGGAGGCAGAGGCCGTCCGTATAAATGAGGAGATGAAGCATGGCTGATAATTTTCAGCTGAAAGCCATCATCACCGCCGTTGACAGGCTGTCCGGCCCGCTTAAAGGTATGCAGCGTCAGCTTAAGGGGTTTCAGAAAGAAGTCTCCAGCCTTGCTCTGGGCGCTGCCGGGGCGGGTACTGCAATAATGGGGGCACTGGCACTCCCTGTAAAATCAGCCATCACCCTTGAATCGAAGATGGCTGATGTCCGCAAAGTGGTAGACGGTCTGGATACGCCGGATGCGTTTAAGGCCATGACGGAGCAGGTACGCGCTTTGTCTACTGAGCTTCCCATGTCTGCAGACGGGATCGCGGAAATTGTGGCGGGCGGGGGGCAGGGCCGGGGTGGCCGGGGTGGCGGTCAGGCCGGGATTGCACGTGATGAACTGATGCAGTTTGCCACTGATGCGGTGAAGATGGGCGTGGCCTTTGATACCACGGCTGAAGAGTCCGGGCAGATGATGGCCCAGTGGCGTACTGCGTTTAATATGACGCAGGATGAAGTGGCCGGGCTGGCTGACAAAATCAACTACCTTGGTAATACCGGCCCGGCGAATGCGAAGAAAATCTCCGATATTGTTACGCGTATTGGTCCTTTAGGTGGTGTTGCAGGTGTGGCTTCCGGCGAAATCGCGGCAATGGGGGCAACCATTGCCGGGATGGGCGTGGAGTCAGAAATTGCCGCCACAGGGATCAAGAACTTCATGCTTTCCCTGACCGCGGGAAATTCCGCGACAAAATCGCAGAAACAGGCATTACGTTTTCTGCGGATCAATCCGAAGAAATTAGCTGCTGATATGCAGAAAGATGCCCGGGGAACCATGCTGTCTGTACTGGATGCGATGGCTAAAGTGCCCAAAGAAAAACAGGCAGCTGTGCTGAATGCCCTGTTCGGGAAAGAGTCTCTGGGCGCGATAGCACCTCTGCTGACTAACCTTGATTTGTTGCGTACCAACTTCAGGCGGGTTGCGGATTCCCAGCAGTATGGCAGTTCGATGCAGAAGGAATATGCTTCGAGGGCAGCGACGACGGAAAACCAGCTTTTACTTCTGCAAAATCAACTTGATGCCATTTCTTCCACGCTGGGGGAAACGTTTCTTCCTGAGGTTAATGATGGTCTTGAAGCGGTAAAACCGCTCCTTGAGGAAGTGAGAACGTTTGTCCGTGAAAACCCGGAGCTCGTTAAGACCATTGCTAAAATCGGTCTGGCCTTACTGACGGTGGGAGCCGCTGCAGGCTCTTTGTCCAGAATTATGAAAGTTCTCGGCGGTGTGATGAATATGACGCCTGCTAAGGGGCTGATTGCTCTTCTGGTTGGTGGCGCTTACCTCATTATTGATAACTGGGAAACCGTAGGTCCTGTCATAAAAAAAGTCTGGCACGTGGTGGATGAAACGGCGCAGGCGATGGGGGGATGGGAAACTGTTCTGAAAGCGATTGCCCTGTTTATGGCAACCAAATGGGTTGCTGACGTTACCAAATCCATTACCGCAGTGACCAGAGAGATGCGTACGCTGGGGAAGGTATCGGCAGAAACGGGATTGATGGGGAAAGGCCGCGGCTTTATCGGGAAGGCCGGGGTATATGGTTTTCTGGGAACCCTGATGTATGAGCCGGTTAAAGATACTCTGGAAAGTGTTGTTCCTGAAGATACGGTTAACTGGCTGGATAATAAAGGGCTGTTTCTGGCTTCAGACTGGACGCCTTTTTTTGATCGTAAAGAGTACGAGCAGTATCAGGCCAGCCTGAGTCAGTACAAACCCAATGTTCCGCTGTTGAATCCATCTTCTTCCATGACACAGCACAGCGAGCTGAAAGTCACGTTCGAGAATGCTCCGCCAGGTATGAAGATAATTGATGTACCGGGCAAAGCCGATCCCCTGATGAAAATCACGCACGATGTGGGGTATTCCCCTTTTCGTTTTCCACGATAACGCAGTCCTTTTTGAGGTCAGTCTATGGATTTATCCTCATTTCCCACCCGACCTTCATTACTTTCGTCGTCTTCAGGCTGGCGTGACAGACTTCAGGATGCGTCATTTCGAGGTGTGCCGTTTAAGGTTGAAGAAGAAAGTGCGGGAACCGGTCGCCGTGTGGAAACACATGAATACCCGAACCGCGACAAGCCCTATACCGAAGATCTGGGAAAAGTCACTTTCCGCCCGTCCATCACAGCTTATGTGGTGGGAGATGACTGCTTTGACCAGCGCGATCGCCTGATTGAAGCGCTGAATAAACCCGGTCCCGGCACGCTTGTCCACCCGACATATGGTGAGCTGAAAGTCTGTGTTGACGGGGAAGTTCGGGTCAGCACATCGAAAAGTGAAGGGCGTATTGTCCGCTTTGACCTGAAGTTTGTCGAAGCAGGAGAACTCTCTTACCCCACATCAGGTGCGGCGACGGCGCAGACGCTGATGTCATCCTGTTCTGCACTGGATGACTGCATCAGTGACAGCTTCAGCGGTTTCAGTATCGATGGTGTGGCGGATTTCGTGCAGAACGACGTTATCGGTAATGCCAGCATAATGCTGGGGTATGTTTCTGATGCGATGAAAGTGGTGGATTCTGCCGTATCGGATGCCGCCAGGCTGTTGCAGGGGGATATCTCGGTACTTCTGCCGCCGCCATCGTCAGGCAAAAATTTCGTTGAGCAGGTGCAGAAAATGTGGCGTACCGGGAAACGCCTTTATGGTAACGCCAGCGACCTGGCCACCATGATCAAAACGCTTTCCGGTGTCAGCCTTGGCAGCGATCTGCAACCGCGCGGCGTCTGGAAAACGGACAGTAAAACCACCGCCACGGCGACACAGCAGCGTAACGTGGTTGCCAGCACCCTTCGTACGACCGCAATCAGCGAAGCGGCGTATGCCGTCACCCGATTGCCTGCGCCAACAACTTCCGCGGTGATGCAGAATGCCGCAGTGGGGCAGGCAACAACAGCTGCGCAGAGCACCGGCTGGCCTTCCGTTACGCATCCGGCACTGAACAATGCACCGGCGGTGAAAAACACGGTTGATCTGCCGACGTGGGAAGAACTGACTGACATTCGCGACACACTGAATACGGCAATTGATAAGGAGTTGTCCCGTACAACCAGTGATGCGCTGTTTCTGGCGCTGCGCCGGGTGAAAGCAGATCTGAATGCGGATATCAACACGCGCCTTGAACAGTCTGCACGGATCATTCAGCGCACGCCGGATGAGGTTTTACCCGCGCTGGTGCTGGCGGCGACCTGGTTTGATAACGCGGCGCGTGACGCGGACATTATCCGGCGTAATGCCATTACGCATCCCGGCTTTGTGCCGGTGATCCCTCTGAAGGTGCCAGTGCAATGAACGATAACGTCACGCTACGGGTAAATGGCCGGGAGTGGAATGGCTGGACATCGGTGCGCATCGGTGCCGGTGTTGAACGACTGGCGCGGGATTTCAGTGTGGAGATCACCCGCCAGTGGCCGGGAGATGAGGGTATCACCACGCTTCAGCCGCGCATTAAAAACGGTTCAAAAGTGGAGGTGCTGATTGGTGATGAGCTGGTGATCACCGGCTGGGTGGAGGCGACGCCCGTTCGTTACGATGCCCGTTCGGTCAGCACCGGTATTGCCGGACGCAGTCTGACCGCTGACCTGATTGACTGTGCAGCCGAACCGACACAGTTTAACGGACGATCGCTGGTACAGATTGCGCAGGCGCTTGCTGCGCCTTTCGGCATTGAGGTGGTGAACAGCGGTGCGCCGTCGGGTGTTATTCCTGATGTCCAGCCTGATCACGGTGAAACGGTGATTGAGGTAATCAACAAAATACTCGGTCAGCAGCAGGCGCTGGCTTATGACGACCCGCACGGCAGGCTGGTGATTGGCGGTGTTGGCTCAACGCGGGCACATACCGCGCTGGTACTTGGGGAAAACATCCTTTCCTGTGATACGGAGAAGAGTATCCGGGAGCGGTTTTCTGTTTACCAGGTGGCGGGGCAGCGTGCCGGAAACGACGATGATTTCGGTGAGGCCACCACCACCGCGCTGCGGGCCCGCACAGAGGACGCATTTATTGCCCGTTACCGTCCGATGTATATCAGGCAGACAGGGCAGGCTACGGGGGCAGGCTGTATTGCGCGTGCTGACTTTGAAGCCCGGCAACGGGCGGCGCGGACGGATGAAACCACCTATGTGGTGCAGGGCTGGCGACAGGGTAACGGTACGCTGTGGCAGCCCAACCAGCGGGTGATTGTCTTCGATCCGGTCTGTGGTTTCGACAATACCGAACTGCTTGTCTCGGAAGTCACGTTTACTCAGGACCAGAACGGCACCCTGACGGAAATCCGTGTCGGCCCGCCTGATGCTTATCTGCCTGAACCCGAAGATCCCGGCGCGCGGAAAAAGAAAAAAGCCAGAGTACAGGAGGACCCGTTCTGATGAGGACGATTGAAGCAATGCAGCGACAACTTCTCGGCCTGATTGGGCGGGCAGTGGTGAAAAGCATCAGTGCCGCCACGAAATGTCAGACCGTGGATGTGTCCCTGATTGCCGGTGAACCCAAAGCCGGGATTGAACATCTTGAACCCTACGGTTTTACCGCAAGGGCAAACAGCGGTGCGGAAGCGGTGGTGTTGTTTCCGGATGGCGACCGTTCTCATGCGGTGGTTGTTACGGTGTCGGACCGGCGCTACCGCCTGAAAGGGCTGCAGACGGGTGAGGTGGCTGTCTATGACGATCAGGGGCAGTCTGTGACGCTGACCCGGGAGGGGATCGTGGTGGACGGTGCAGGTAAAACGATCACGTTTCGCAATGCGCCCAGAGCACGTTTTGAAATGGACCTGGAAGTGACCGGACAGGTGAAAGACCTGTGCGACTCCGGCGGTACCACCATGTCAGCGATGCGGCTTGCCTATAACGGGCATCGTCACAGAGAGAACGGTCAGGGCAGTAACACCGACAAACCGGATAAAGCGATGGAGGCATGATGGAACTGTGGCTGACGGTGAACGGTAAACGCACCTGCGCCAGCGCACCGCTGGATCCGCTGACCCGCGCCGTGGTGATTTCCCTGTTTACCTGGCGGCGGGCGGAGCCTGATGACAACGCCGACGTCCCGATGGGATGGTGGGGGGATACCTGGCCTGCGGTACAGAATGACCGTTACGGCTCCCGACTGTGGCTGCTTCAGCGCAGCAAACTGACCAATCAACTGGTGCAGACGGTAAGGGGATATATCCGCGAATGCCTGCAATGGATGATTGATGACGGCGTGGTGTCCCGTATTGATCTGGATATCCGCCGCACCGGGATTAATGAACTGGGTAACAGTATCACTCTCTGGCGTCGTGACGGACCGGTAATGATTTCTTTTGATGATCTGTGGAGTGCGATAACGCATGGCGGACAGTGAATTTCAGCGCCCGACGCTGGCAGAAAATATCAGTATGCTCCGTAACGATTTATTC